CCCACCATGCGGCGATGTAGGAGATGAGGACGTATGCCTTGCGCCGCTGCTTTGCACTGATCCGGCGTTTGTCCACGAACTCCACGCCGACGCTCTCATGACAGCCCTCGGGCTTTCTCTGCCCTGCGGGATAAGGGACGTAGACCATTGCGCCCCCGTCCGCTTCCTTGACCACATGTCCGATGAGTATCATTTGACAGATTCGTATTCTGTGACCGTGATCGTTTTCTGATAGGTCTTTTTCCGCACCTCAACAGGCTGATTGGGATATTCGTTTTCCTGATTCTCGGTCAGGCCGCGCAGCCAATCGACGCGAAATACACGTCCTTCCACGTTAATGTAGGTGGTCACATCCAATTGCCACCGATGACGATCACCATACTCCTCATGTTCCACCTGAAATTCAAAAGCCATATCGGCAATTTGGCATTCGCTGAACTTTTTCCCCGCATCATACATTGCAAGAAATTCTTCTGCTTTCATGATGTCCTCCTTATGCAATATATACCTCTGCGCCTGTCTCCTGTTGCACCAACCTCTTGAACACCTCTGCATCGCTGTTGTTGTCCGAAAGATGCAGGAGGTAAATCTGCCGCACCTTCGTCATGTCATTCGCCCGCAGAAGGTCAATCAGGGTGTCAATGCTCATGTGCGTTCCTGCGACGCGTTCGGCGAGTGAGAACGGAATTTTCTCATCTCTCACGTTGCCGAGCATGATGTCCTCGTCGTAGTTCGCTTCGATCATGATGTGAGTCAATCCGGAAAATGTGTATTTGACGTAGGCGCTATCGGTGATGTAGACGAGCTTTTCGCCTGTCGCGGTCGATGTCACTTGATACCCGTAGCAAGGTACGTCATGCTCCGCCTCGAAAGGCAGGATGCGGAATGTCCCGACGGTATGCTCCCTCAGCGCGGTAAGTTCCTGCACGCCCTCATGCAGCCCCGCAACATCCTCGTTACTATAGACTGCGATGCCCCGCTGCAGGAGTTTCGGGATTGCCGCCGCGTGGTCGCCGTGTCGGTGTGTCACAAGACAGCCGTCAATGCTGCTCGTTTTGAACCCGCAGCCGATCTGAATGCGTTTGAATGGGATTCCCGCGTCAAGGAGCAGACGCGTCCGCCCATCTCCGATGAGATAGGCGTTCCCGCTGCTCCCCGACGCGATTACCTTGATGTCCATGGTTAGAATGCAAGCCCTTCAAGCGGGTCGGCATTCGGCGGTGCAGACAGTTCTTCGGGTACGCTGCCATGCACAACATCCGCAGTGGCTTCAATCGTCTGCGCATCTGCCGCCGCCTCGAGCGGTGTCACGTTCTGCGGGCTGCGGTCATACATATCATCTGCGTTATCCGCGCTGAGTGCCGTCTCAAGCCCCGCTCCCTGCATGTCGATGCTCATGATTCCGTACTTGCTGATGAGCTGCTTGAGCACGGTCTTGAGTCCCATCGCCTCGAAATTCGTGCTCCACACGCTGCTTTTCTTTCCGTTCTTCTTGTCGTATTTATATGCCTGAGAGTAGGTCATCGCGTGGTGAAGCATCTCCTCATGCGTCATGTAGACCATCTTGGAGAATCCGTTGATAAGCTCAAAATAGGCGACGTAGCCAACGACCTTGTCGCTCTTTTTCTTCCCACGGATGATCTCACCCGTGATGAAATCAACGTCCTCAATCTGCCCCTCATAGACCACAGAGGCATTGATGGTCTTGTACTGCCCCGTACGCATTGCCAGTTGGATATAGCCTTTGTATCCCATCTGGAAGGTTGCCGTGTCCTTGTAGGGAACGATGTACGCAAACCCGAGATTCGGATTGATCGGGAGTTTGAGGGTCGCGGCCGTCATCGCCGCGCTGATGACGGTTTTCGGGTCTGCCGCTGCAAGCTGCGGCGTGGACTTTACAAGGCTGAGGATGCTTGTGACGAATGCCCCCGCCCCCTTGTCGAGCACTTCCTGAAACTTCTGCTTGATGTTCTCGCTCTCCACCCAGTCCTCAATCGTGCGGGCGGGTGTCTGTGTTTGGTTGCGCATTGCTACTGCCTGTCCCATGATGTTGTTCCTCCTACTCCTTGACCTCTACTCTGATTTCCTCATCCTCCGCCGAAACGATGAAGCGGAGGAGCTGCCCATTGACGGCAAGCGGCTCCGTGACACTCTCACCCTGATCCATAAGGATGGGAAGCTGTACATCGTACTGCTGCATGAGCGTCGTTACGATGTCCAGCTTCGCGTTGACCTGCGCAGCGTAGTTCGCACTGCGGTACTCCACCCACTCGCCCGCTTTATTCTGGATCGTCGGTTCACACACTTCACGCAGTCCACCGTTGATCTGGTCACGGAACAAACGAAAGCGGATGAACTCGAAATGCCCGTTGATGCTGTCCGTCACCATACGCGCTTTCGTGCGGACGAACTCTTCGCACAGATGAATCCCCTGCTCGATGTATTCCATCTCTTCGGCAGTATTCTTGAGTTCCTGCTTGAGCTCCCCGACGCGGCGGCGGCTGTCCTCGGAGGACTGCGCCTTTGCGATACGCAGGTTGACCGCTGCGATCTCGTCCTTGACCGTCTGGATGTCGCGGTCATAGGCGTTCATCGTGCCATCCGCTGCGCTCTGTCCGAGACGCTGACGGGCGCGAATCTCCTCCATGCGGGCGGTGATTTCCTTGTACTCATTCGTCTCCTCAAAGGGCGGCGGGGTGGCGATGGATGCGTTAAGCTCTGCAAGCTCTGCTTCTTTCGCCTTGATCTTTTCTTCCAGAGCCGAAACATCTTCAGTAAGAACAGCGAGCCGCTCGTTTGCCTCGTCAATTTTTGCTTGACTACACGACTGCCCCCGACGGTTGACGTCCTCCTTCGCTGCGGATTTCTCCATGTTGAACGCAGCGCGCAGCTCCTCAATCTGCTCCGGTGGCATAGGTTGATGGCAAGTCGGACAAAACGCTGCGCTCTCGTCCCATTGCCGCGCCTGTGCTGCTTCATACTCTTTCAGAAGAGCCTTGCGGTGTGTGATCATTTCATCGCGCTGAGATGCGAGCGTTCGCAATTCTCGATTCGTTTTGTCAAGATCCTCCATCACGTCATTTTTGTATTGTGTCAGCGCAACAATTTTCTCATTGATCTCCCGATTCGCCGCCGCTCCCTGCTCGATGTAAGCGGCACGCTTTGTCGCAAGGTCGACCTCAAGTCCTGCAAGGGCGGCGCGTGCCGCCTCCTGCTTTCCGTCCGACGTAGAGAGGCTGCGCTTCTTCTCCTCGATGGAGGATTTCTTTTCTTCCAACCGATTCAGCTCTGCATTCAAGGCCTCCATGTCCTCGACATTCTCGGCGACGTTCTTGCTTGCCTCGTCGATGCGGGCGGGAAGTGTCTCAAGGTCTTTATTCAGTTTCTTTTTCTGTTCAGCAGCGATCTTCTTCCACTGCTCGACGGTATAGTGCTTGTCCTCCGTTCCCGGCATGAGAAAGAAATCCTCGATTCCTTCCAATTCCTCATTCGCCGCGATGACATCCATGTCCGTGAACTCTCCTGCCATCTCAAAGAGAATGCGCCGCTTCTCATCCGTCTTCATGGTATCCGCGAAGTATCCGAGCACCATGAGCATCTTGACCCGTTCGAGGTCTGTGCCGCAGACGTTCTCGAGGATTTCCGTGTACTCCTTCTTCTTGGACTTCACGCCGTCGACGTAGTAATCCGTGACGTTGCCGGTGTACTCCTCGGCAGCTGCGCCGCGCTTGCGCGTCCACTTCTCGTAGAAATCCTTCGCGAGTGTGATCCGCTGCCCGTCTGCAAGCTCGATCTCCATGCTTGCCTTGTGGTTGATTCCGTGCGTCCCTGCGGTCTTCGGAGTAAAGTCCGCCTCTTCCGTCGCAGGGCGGTCGACGAGCAGCCAGCAGATCGCGTTTGCGATCGTGGTCTTGCCCGTCCCGTTTGCTCCGAAAACATCCGCGTCCTTGCCGTCAAAGTTGACGGTGAGGTCTTTGATGCCGCGGAAGTTTTCGAGCGTCAGGCTTAATATCTTCATTGTGTTTCCTCCGTTCCCGTGATATACTCACGATGTAAGTCTTATTTTTCTGCGCTCGGAGCGGTTGCCGCCGCCTCGGGCGC